TTTAAATAATTTCAGAGAAAACATAAAAAAAGATAAAAAAAAGATAAAAAAAGATAAAAAAAGATAAAAAAAGATAAAAAAAGATAAAAAAAGATAAAAAAAGATAAAAAAAGATAAAAAAAGATAAAAAAAGATAAAAAAAGATAAAAATATTATTTTATTATTTTTTAATTCTCTCTAAATAATATTTTTTTTAGTATATATTTTATCTACTATATACTAAATCAGCTGTTCCCGATTGAAACTCTAATATATTATATCTTTCCTCATAAATATGCAAATTATAATTATATTTATAAATACTTGTTGGTTCTTTTGTTGTAGCAATAGGTATTCCTGTTTCCGGGTCACAAATAGTAGTAAAAAAAACACTTGATAAATCTAATGGTGGATTAAAATAATTATTATATTCAAATTCAATAACTTTAAATTTATTAGTATTAAATGCACCAGACGGTTGATATCTATATGGATCATTATTAACAGCAAAAGAATAGTGATATAATCCATCTTTCGAATTACCATTATAATGAGAGAATTTTTCCATTTTATCGAAAACACCTGATGGCATATCCTGTTCTCTATATTTACCATCACATATTATTGCAAAATTTTTCATTATTAATTTTTGATTATTTTGTTCTGAATCAGATGGAAGATTTCCAGTAATAAAAATATTACTACTTAAATCATTATATAATTTTAATTGACTATATAATATATCGTTTTGCTGTAAATCATATATTTTTTCTAATGAATTAGGTATTTCGTCTTCATAATTCCAATTGGTATAATTAGACCATTCATTTCTATTAGCTATATCATCTCGCTGAAAATACCACATCCAATTAGATACCAAACCATTACTTTCTAATTTTATTTTATGACCTTTATTAACTTCAAAAAAATCATATTCATATATTTCTTTAATAAGATAGCTTTGTTTTTTTTCTGCAAAGTATTTTCTCTCATCATCATCTAAAAAACATTGTGTAGTAATTAGATGAATATCTGGATTTATTTTTGTTCTTGTATTTGAATAATAATAAATACCGCCATTAGTATCGGAATAACTAATATCAGATACTGGTGGTTCTTGAATAAATCTATGAAATCCATATACATCATTAGTAGATTGACTTGCTTTTATTCTTGGTATAAAATCATAATAATTTGTATTAATATTTTCTGTATTACTACTTAAATCATAAATTACATCTTTAATAGTAAATAGCTCAACTAATGGTCTTAAAGTAAAAATAAATTCTAATTCTGTATATTGTAAAGATACTAATGGTAAAGCAGATGTAGATAAAGTACTAAACCATGTATTTATAGGAATAAATAATTGTTTACTATGAATTGATGGTTCAATAGAATCACTTTGAGTTGCATCAAATTTTTTAAATGCATTTGGATAATTATTTTTTCTATTAGCATATTTTTCTGGATTATTTAATTCGTCTATATTACCAGTCATATTATTAAATATTTTTTTTTTAGATTCATTATAATCTCTTTCGATAATATTTTGAATATAACTTCCTGAAAATTTTTGAATTATATGACCTCCAATAGTAATAGTTACATCTTTTATTATTTGTGTGCCTATATTTTTAATCCATTTAAATTCATATGGTCTATATTCATAATTTTCAGTATTTGGTATATTATACTTTAAAACAGGACTCCATATAGTTGGTAATGTTAAAACCAAATATGTATCCATTAATAAATCGCCATATCTTGAAATTTTAAATGTGTATTTTGAATCTTGATTGAGGCTGATATTAGTTTGTCCTACTTGATCTATTCTGTATTTTTGCAATCCAAAATTTGTATATTTACTATAACTAACTTTGAAAAAACTTTTATTAGGGTTTCCATTTGTTATTATATTTTGATTACCTATTGCAATTAAATTTAGTAATCCTCCGGCCATTATATATATTTATATTAATAAATATTAATATATTTTTATAATATAATTATACTCAAATGTTTGATAATATGGATAAATCTACAATATATTCAATTATTAGTTTATCAATAATAATATCTATTATAATATTATTTTTTTCGTGGATAGCAACTATATTAAGTATTAAAACTACAGACTGTAATAATCTAGAAAAAAAAACAGAAAAATATCTTTATAACAACAATAAATACGAAAATAATAAATCTAATCAAGAATTAACAGATTCATTAAAAAATTTTTACATCAAAACAGCATATAATTGTTGTAATCCCAGTGGATATAAAAATAGTTTTGTAAATGAATGTGCTCTTAAACACGCTATTAAATTAGGAGCAAAATGTTTAGATTTTGAACTTTATTCAGTAAATGATGAACCAATTATAGCAAGTTCAAGTGTTAATAATATAACATTTAAAGAAACATTTGATTATGTTACATTAGAAAGGTTTCTAGATACATTAGGTGAAATGAGCAATGAAATTAATAATTTATTTAATGATCCTATTTTTCTACATTTAAGAATCAAAAGCAATCAAAGTGATATGTATAAAAATATGGCAATAAAATTTGACGAGTTTTTAAAAACTCATAATTTCGAAAATGAACTATCAAAAAAACAACAATTAACTTTAAAAAATATTAAAAATTTACAAAAAACAAGTACAAAAAGTAAAATTATTATTATGGTTGATTTAACAAGTATATCAATACAAGCAACAAGAGATTTTAAAAGTTCCGATTTTAATAAATATGTAAATTTATATAATAAAGAAGATTATTATTTATACAGATTTTCCGATCTTAATACAGATAATAAATTATTAAGAGCACAAGTGAAGAAAGATATACATATCATTTTACCAGATTTAAATTCAAAAACAGACAATTATGATTTTTATAATGCATATGAATGTGGTTGTCAAATGATTGGTATGAAATTTCAAGTTAATGATGCAAATTTAAGAAATTATTTGGAATTCTTCAAAAATGAACCATTTAAATTAAAACGCGGAGAATTACGAGATCATCTTTATGTTGCTAAAAAATATACAGAAAATGAACCAGTTACTACTTCTAATCCATTTAATAGTTCTAATACGTTAACATGCCCAGCAACACTTACTGATTTTTTGAAATTATATAACTTAGATATAACATTAGGAAATATCGATAGTAAAAAAGAGAAATGGAAACAAATCACAGAGGCATATGAAAAAAACGACCCTAATTTTTATAATTGTTTAGATGAATTACTAAATAGTACTGAGCCATGTCCTGGATCATTAGATGAATTTCTAGATTTTTATAATATTAATGAAAATAATGGAAATAATAAACTTAATGGGTTAATTACTACATATAGAGAGAAACAGACAAATGAAAATAAAGTAAATTTAAAGAATGCTATAAATGAGGAATATAAAGGAGACACTTTTACTAAAACAAGATTTAATATTTGTTTAGAGGAAGAATTAAGTTGATTATCTGAAAGTGATATTCCTGTTGCTGATTCCGAACCTGGTTAATCCTGAACATGGAAAGGAGTCTCTGGTGGTCCTGGTGGATATGGTAATTAGACAATTATGTATTATTTTTTAATATAATTTATATAATAATATATATAATATTGTATTATATATATTAATGAATTCAAGTAGTTATGAAGATAAAGAATTAGAAATATTAAGACAGTCAATAGACCATGCAAATTATTTAACTGGTAAAAAATTAATTCAATCTGAAGATACAATAAAAATAATAAATATTTTAGAGAAATTTTTAAGAAATAATAAAACTTTATGTTATGGTGGAACAGCAATTAATAATATTTTACCAGAACAATATCGTTTTTATAATAGAGATATAGAAATACCTGATTATGATTTTTTTTCTACAAATCCAATTGAATTATCAAAAAAATTAGCAGATATATATTATAATGAAGGCTACGATGAAGTAGAAGCAAAAGCGGGTGTTCATATTGGTACATATAAGATTTATGTAAATTTTATGCCAATAGCAGATATTACATATATGGAAAAAAATTTATTTAATAATTTATATAAAAAAGCAATAAAAATAAATTCAATATGTTATTGTCCTCCAAATTTTTTAAGAATGGCTATGTATGTTGAATTATCAAGACCTATGGGTGATATAACAAGATGGGAAAAGGTATTAAAAAGATTAATATTATTAAATAAAAATTATCCACTTAAAGGAAATTCTTGTAAAAAATTAAATTTTCAAAGAAATTTTGAAGGAAATGAAAATGGAGGGAAAATTTATGATATTGTAAGAAAATCGTTTATAGATCAGGGTTTAATATTTTTTGGTGGCTATGCTGCGTATTTATATGGATTTTATATGTCAAAAAAAGAGAGAAATATTATAAATAAAATACCAGATTTTGATATTTTGTCAGAAGATGCAAATACAAGTGCAACAATTATTAAAGAACAATTAGAATATGAAGGTATTAAAAATGTAAAAATTAATAAAAAACCAGAATTAAATGAATTTATTCCAGAACATTATGAAATAAAAGTGAAAAATGATACAATATGTTTTATTTATAATACACAATCTTGTCATAGTTATAATTTTATTTATGTAAATAATGAAAAAATAAAAGTGGCATCAATTGATACAATTTTAGGTTTATATTTAGCTTTTATATATGCAAATAAACCATATTATGATGAAAATAGATTATTATGTATTTCCGAATTTTTATTTAAAGTCCAATTAAAAAATAGATTAAAACAAAGAGGATTATTAAAGAGATTCAGTGTTAATTGTTATGGTAAACATAAGACACTTGAAAATATAAGATCAGAAAAAACAAAACTTTATAAAACATTAAAAGATAAAAAATTAAAATCAGGACATAAAGAATTTGATAGATATTTTTTAAGATATATACCAAATCAAAATAAAAATAAAACAAAAAAGATAAAATCAAAATAAATTATTAGAGAGAGAAATAATAAATTTTTAATTTTTTAAATAAATTTTATTTATATTGATAATATAATTTATTTTAATATTTTTAAATTGATTATTCAATTTAAAATCTTGGGAAACCAACAAGGTTAGCACCAATACCGAAACCAGCACCGGAACGAGCCGAAGCACCCATGGATGGAACAAATGTATCTAATATAGAGAAAGTGGCAGCGGCCATTAATGCAATAATAGCGATTTCATCAAATTTTAATGGTTTTTGGGGTATAACAAAGGCAACTATAGCAACCATAATACCTTCAACTAAATATTTAATAGCTCTTTTTACTAATTCTCCCATACCAGGATTCATAATTTTATAATATTATTAGAGAAAAAAAATATATTATTAAATATGTAAATATTTATTTATATTATTTAATTTATTAATATTACTATTAAAAAAACTTAAATAATAAATAATTTATATTAATAAATGTCAAGTAAAAAAAAAGAGAAAAAGACTTCTAAATATATTGATTTATTAAATGAAGACAAAAATATATCAGGACAAAAATTTGTATGTTTAAGTTTTTTATCTCCAGAAGAACATATTAAAAATAGAGAATTATTTTTTTTTCAAAAGTATTTAGAAAATTTTGATATGCGTAAATCAATTGAAAAATTTCATAATTTCTTAAATTTTATATCTTATAAATATAATATTGATCCAAATAAAATATTGAAAGATATGGATGAATTTATAATTGAAGAAAAAGATAAATTATTTTTAACCTCTATTGAAGATGATTACAAAACATTTTTAGATAATTCTGAAGAAAAATTGCTAAAAGAATTTAATCAAGAACATAATTTTCAAACATCTACAAGAGGTGTTAAAGTAAGAGGCTCATTTGAATCACAAGAAGAAGCTGAAATGAAATGCAAAATGCTAAGAGAAGAGGACCCAGATCATGATGTTTATGTAGGTCATGTTGGAAAATGGTTACCATTTCATCCAGATGCATATAAAACAGGAAAAGTAGAATATTTAGAAAAAGAATTAAATGAATTAATGGCTGAAAAGAAAAAAAATGATGAAATATCCAAAGAAAATTTCAAAAAACGCGTTAAAGAAAGTAAAGAACGAGCAATTAATGAAAATATCGAAAAAGCAGAGAAATCGGGAAATCGTTTAATGCAATCAATAGATGAAGATGGAAACCTTGTAAATGCAGATAGAATGGACGTTCCAGGTAAAAATCTATTATTTGGTAGTAATGAAAATGATGATGTTTGTACTGCTGATTTAAGAAAAGAATTATTTGAAGATGAAAATGTAATTGTTGGAAAACAAGAAAATAATGATCACGGATTAAGTAGAATACAAGATTTTCATAAAAAAAATGAAGAATTAGAAAAAACAGCAGCTATGGCAGATGGAATGGAAGCGGTTTCTGAACCTCCAGAAAAAGATTGAATATTTTAAATTAAAAATTTAAAAATAAGTATTTAAAAATTAAAAATTAATATATTATTGATAAAATATATTAATTAATTTTAATGAGTATAAAAAATGAAAATAATAAAAAATGTAGTCATCCTGAATGTAATAAAAAAATAAAATTAACAGATTATCCATGTAAATGTGGAAAATATTTTTGTAAATTACATATTTTTTCAAAAGACCATTTATGTAATTATGATTATAAAGAAAATAAAAATAAAAAAATAAAAATAGAACAAATGAAATGTAAAGCAAAAAAAATAGAACAATTTTAAATTAGTAATTATATTAATTAATTATTTATAATAATTGATTAATATATAATGTCTTATAATTTAAATAATATTAAACAATTCAATAATTTAAATAATTTAACTGAATTAAAAATTTTACATAAATCATCGCAAAAAATATTAAAAAAATTTTTGTATCATTTATTAACAAGTGGAGTAATTATATCTATATTATTATTAGTTTTAGAATTAATAAGTTATAATGCTAATTATGTTGAAATCTTCGCATTTTTAAGTGGTAGTTTTTTTATTATTAATTTTTTCCAATTTTATACAATTGGAACCTCAAATATTAATGTATTAAATCAATTTTTAGTACAAACAATAATCGGTGGTTTTATTTGGTTTTTTTATGCAGTTATTATGTATATTTTAAATATATATAATTTTGGATTATTAAGTAATATTTTTTATACATTATTAATTATAATTGTAGTATCATTAACTCATATTTATTTAGTAATTAAAAAAAACTTTTATAAAAAATTATATTAAATAGTTAAAACTTATTGTTAAATCATTTTTAAATTTAAAATAACTTTACTTTCTCTCGTTTTTTATTTTTTATTTTTTATTTTTTATTTTTTATTTTTTATTT